AGACAGGGCCTTCCTTGATCAGGCGTTTGACGACCACTTCGCCAGCGAAATTGATGACAAAAACGTCTCCGTCGCGGGGTGTGGTGTCGGCCTCGTTGAAGACGATCATGTCTTCTGCATAGAGCGTAGGCTCCATGCTGCGGCCCCTGACTTTGATGGCATGCAGCTTGGCAGGGTTGAAGCCGCGCTGGTGCAGCCAGTCGCGGCGAAAGAAGATGGGCTGGCCGGGCATCTCATCCACATCAACGGCAAAGCCCGCGATGCCTGCGCTGACCCGCAGTTTCACGGTACGCACACTTGCGTAGACAGCGTCGTCGTCTTCGACAACCAGAGGTGCGGGCGCGGAGTCCGGCCCGCCAAATTGTCGGACTTGGGCAGCCAGTCGGGGGCTGATTTCCTCCAGGGGGACCCCAAAACCTCGTGCATAAGCCGCCGCAGCTTCCAGGCTGATGGGCCTATGCCCGCTAATGTGCTGGCTGATCATGGAAGGGCCTCCCGGCACAGCGAACTCCCGCGCGAAAGCGGCCTTGCTGCGCCCTCGGAAGAGCCGGGCTAGATTGGCGGCCTCTTGTGTTATGGCGTCAGTTTGCATTTAAGCAATGCTACACGCAAGAATGTTTAGCATGGCTTTACGATAAGCAAAAGCAGTGCTAAATTACAAGGATGACGATTGATACCTCTGGACCCCGAAAAGATACTCTGCTGCACACCCTGGCCTGCCTGGGCGGCGTCGCCCGTCTGGCGGCGCATCTGGGGGTTTCGCCCAGCGCGGTCAGTCAATGGGTGCACGGCAGACGGCCCTTGCCCGCCCGACACTGCCCCGCTATCGAACGCCTGACGGGCGGCCAAATCAGGTGCGAAGACCTGCGCCCCGATGTGGACTGGGCTTATCTGCGCGGCACGCAGCCCGGCAAGCAGGAAGGCCGCCGTGACTGACCCGGTGCAGCCTTTGCATTGCCCGGCCGCCTTGCGCACGCTGCCGGGCTGGCTGGTGTGGCGCTACGCGCCCAACCCGGTGGCGGGCAAACCACCCTTGAAGCTGCCCTGCTACGCCGACGAAGCGGGCGGCCCCCGGCAGGGGCGGCAAGGCAGCGCGCAAGACCGCGCGCGGCTGGTGAGCTTTGATGAGGCGCTGGCGCGCGCGCGAGAGCATGGCTTTGAGGGGGTGGGGCTGGCGCTGCTGCCGGAGTTTGGCGTGGCTGCGCTGGACTTTGACCACTGCGTAGCAGGCGGGCAAGTAGCTCCCGAGGTGGAGCAGTTGGTGGCGGGCACGTACGCCGAGCTTTCACCCAGCGGGCATGGCGTGCGCGCATTCGTGCGGGCGGCGCCAGACGTGCTGGGCAACCACAAGTCCCCGGCATCGGCGGGCGTGTGGGGGTTTGAGACGTTCAGCTCTTCGGGCTTTGTGACGTTCACGGGGCGGCAGCTGCCGGCCTCTGCGCTGGTGGCCGGGCCTGATTTCATTGCGCCGGCGGGCCAGGGGGTGCGCGAGCTGGCCGCCGCGCGCTTTCATCTGCCGGGCAGGCAGGCAGGCGGCGCGCCGGGAGACGATTTCCTGATGCTGCACGAGCCGCCCGTGGGTTTGCTGCCTGCGCAGATTGACGAGGCGCTGGCCGCGCTGGACCCCGATTGCGGCTACGAGCAATGGCTTCAGCTGGGCATGGCCATTCACCACGAGACGGCGGGCGAAGGCTTCGATCACTGGGACGCCTGGAGCGCCCGCGGCGGCAAGTACCCGGGGCGCGAGCGGCTGCTGACGCGCTGGGCGGGCTTTGGAAAAGAAGACTGCCGCCCGGTGACGGCGCGTTACCTGCTGAAAACCGCCCGCGCGGCAGGCGCGAAGGTAGACCTGCGCGCCGCTGCCGGCGAGCGTTTGCTGGAGGCCGGAAGCTATGAAAAAGATAGCAGCGAAGCTTTGAACGGCGGGGCTTCGGGGGCAGGCAAGGCGGCGAGGCCGCAGGCCAAAGCGCCCCGCTTTGTAGTGGAGCCTGCCAGTGAGTTCGCCAACGGGCCTGCGCCGCAGTGGGTGATCAAGGGCGTGCTGCCGCGCGCGGAGCTGGCGGTGCTGTACGGCGAGTCGGGCGCAGGCAAGTCGTTTGTGGCGCTGGATTTGGCCATGAGCATTGCCCGGGGCGTGGACTGGCGCGGCTGCCGCACGCAGGCCGGGCGCGTGGTTTACGTGGCCGCTGAAGGCGGGGGCGGCTTTCGCAGCCGCCTGAAGGCCTACAGCCAGCATCACGGGGTGGCGCTGCAAGGGCTGCCGTTTGGCGTGGTGCATGCCGCGCCCAACCTGCTGCTCAGGCCTGACGCGGCGGATTTGGCGCGGGCCATTCTGGACAGCGGCGGGGCTGATGTGGTGGTGCTGGACACCTTCGCCCAGGTCACGCCAGGAGCCAACGAAAACAGCGCAGAGGACGTGGGCCAGGCACTGGCGCACTGCAAGGGCATTCACCAGACCACGGGCGCGGTGGTGGTGCTGGTGCACCACAGCGGCAAGGATGCCAGTAAGGGCGCGCGGGGCTGGTCAGGCTTGCGCGCCGCTGCCGACTGCGAGTTAGAGGTGCTGCGCACGGGCGCGGGGCGCTGGGTGCGGCTGAGCAAGATGAAGGACGGCCAGGACGAGGGCGCATGGGGCTTTGACTTGCTGCCGGTGCCGGTGGGCCTGGATGAAGACGGCCAGGCGCTGCAATCGTGCGCCGTGGTGGAAGCGCCCGTGCCTGTAGCGCAAGGAGCAGGGCGCGCCCGCCCGCTGGGTAAGTGGGAAGCGCTGCTGGCGCAGGTGGTGGGCGAGATGGCGCTGGCGCAAAGCAGCGGCATTGAAGTGCAGGCCGTGCTGAATGAGGCGCTGCGCCGCGCGCCCGCGCCGGAAGCAGGCAAAAGGGACAGGCGTGCGTTCCGGGCCAAGCGGGCGCTGCAAAGCCTGTGCGCGGGCGACGACGCGCCCTACTGGCTGGACCCCGAAACAGGATGTCTGGAGGTACTTTGAGATGAACAGGGTTGTTTTTGCGCAAAAGCGAAGCTGCACGGCTGCGCGAATTCGCAAAATTCGGCGTATTAAACGCGCGGATTTTTGCGGGTTCCATGCGCGGCACGTGGCACATCTTTTGGCACACGTGCCACGTGTGCCGCGTGGCAACTGGCGCAAGGCTGGCACAACGCCCCAGGCCCCCTACGTAGTAGGGGCCGGGTGGTGTGCCATGTGCCAGGCGGTGTTCCGTGCCCCTTTCGGGGCTGGGTGCGCGGCCGGCCGGGCCTTTGTTTTTTCGGTTCCGGCTCAATCCGCAGATTCTGCGGATTGGCTGAATCTGCAAAAGCATGCGTGTTTGGCAGACCAACACTGAGGGCCGCCGTATTGGGCAGGACCACCCGCGCGCCCGCTATTCGGACGGCGAGGTGGCGATGGTGTGGCTTTTGCGCGATGCGGGCTGGGGCTACCGGCGGATTGCGCAGAAGCTGGAGATGCCGCGCAGCACGGTGAGGGCCATCGTGCAAGGCCGCATGCGCTGCCAGGCGGTGGGCGGGCACAAGCCAAAGCCTCCGGGCGCCTGACCTGGCCGGGGGTGGGGCATATGCCGCGCGGGCAGCGGACTGAAATGCGGGCATGAACGTGAAAATTACCCCCGAAAAGCAAGTGGCTTTTTGCGCCGCGCTGGCAGCCAGCGGCGGCAATGTCACGCGCGCTTGCGAGGCCGTGGGGATTTCGCGCATGACGGCGTATCGCTGGCGCGAGGAGGACGCCGAGTTCGCTGCCGAGTGGGCGCGGGCAAAAGCCATCGGGCTGGATGCGCTGGAGGATGAAGCCCTGCGCCGCGCGTTCGAAGGGGTGGAGGTGCCGGTGCTGCACAAGGGCCAGACCGTGGCCACGGTGCGCAACTACAGCGACACCTTGGCGATCTTCTTGCTCAAGGGCGGCAAGCCGGAGAAGTACCGCGAGCGCACGAGCACGGAGCTAACGGGCGCGGGTGGCGGTCCGGTCGAGCTGACGGACACAGAGCGCGCTTCGAAGTTGGCTGGGCTGCTGGCGTTGGCCCATCAGCGGCGGGCGCAAAGTCAGAAGCGGGGTGCGGCGGATGAGTTTGCCGACCTCGTCTGATGAGCTGGGCGAGTTGCTTCGCCATCTCACGCCGGATGAGCTGGCGCAGGTGGATGCGCTGCTGGCCGATGGCCCGCCCTGGATGCCGCTGCCTGGCCCGCAGGCCATGGCCTACGCCTCGCAGGCGGACATTACGGGCTATGGCGGCGCGGCCGGCGGCGGCAAGACGGACTTGATTGCGGGCCTGGCGCTGCTGGAGCACCAGCGCACGTTGATCATCCGTCGCGAGAAGGCGCAGACCGAGGGCGTGGTGCAGCGGCTGATGGAGATCGTGGGCAGCACGAATGGCTACAACTCGCAGAAAGGCATCTGGCGCTTTCCTATCGGCAAGCGCGGCATCTGTGAGTTCGGGGGGCTGGATAACCCAGGCGATGAGCGGCGTTGGCAAGGCCGCCCGCACGATTTGAAAGCCTTCGATGAAGTCACGGAGCAGCGTGAACACCAGGTGCGTTTCGTGATGGGCTGGAACCGCACGCCGGACGCCAGCCAGAGGGCGCGGGTGCTGATGACCTTCAACCCGCCGACCACGTCGGACGGCATGTGGGTGATCGACTTTTTCGCGCCCTGGCTGGACCGCAAGCACCCGCTTTACCCCACGCCGCCGGGCGCGCTGCGCTGGGCGGCCATGTTGCCGGGGCCGGATGGCACGTCGCGCGACATGTGGGTGGAGGGGCCTGCGCCCTTCGTGGTGCTCGATGGACAGCCCTGCCACACGTTCGACGCGGCGGATTACAGGCCGGAGGACATCATCACGCCCAAGTCGCGCACGTTCATTCCCGCGCGGGTGACGGACAATCCCTACTACATGGAGTCTGGCTACATGGCAACGCTGCAGGCTTTGCCGGAGCCGTTGCGCTCACAGATGCTCAATGGCGACTTTTCGGCAGGCATTGAAGACGACCCGTGGCAGGTGATTCCCACCGCTTGGGTGGAAGCGGCGCAGGCGCGCTGGCGCAAGCCGGACAAGCTGCCGCCGATGGACTCGATGGGCGTGGATGTGGCGCGCGGCGGGCGCGACAGCACGGTGATCGCGCGCCGCCACGGCATGTGGTTCGACCAGCCCTTGACTTATCCGGGCCGCGACACGCCTGACGGCCCTAGCGTGGCGGGCCTGGTGGTGGCTGCCCGGCGCGATGCCGCGCCGGTGTTCATTGACGTGATCGGGGTGGGGGCCAGTCCGTATGACTTTCTCAAGGACATGCGGGTGAACGTCGCAGGCGTGAATGTGGCGGAGGCCGCCACGCGCACGGACAAGTCAGGCCGTCTGTCGTTTCGCAACCTGCGCAGTCAGCTCTGGTGGGCTTTGCGCGAGGCGCTGGATCCTGTGAACAACACCGGTATCGCCCTGCCGCCGGATGCGCGGCTCAAGGCCGACCTGTGTGCGCCCAAATGGCAGATCGAAGGGGCTACGGTGAGCGTGGAAAGCCGCGAAGCGCTGGTCAAACGCTTGGGGCGCAGTCCGGACTACGGCAGCGCCTACGCGCTGGCGCTGCTGGAAGGGGGCCGCCGCGCGCCGCCTGGCCAGCAGGGGGCATATGCGGCATCGCGCCGTTCCTACGATCCGCTCGACCACATCAACCGCCCATGACGCGTATCGCCCTCGCCTGCATCGCCGAGCACGCTGACAGCGTGCGGGAGCTGTTCGCCGCCAACTGGGCAGAGACGGGCTTTGACTTCCCTCTGGAGCCTGACATCGCGCAATACCAGGCCCTGCAAGACGCAGGCGCGTTGTTCGCGCTGGCAGCCTGGCGCGGCGCAGACATCGTGGGCTACTCGTCTGCCTTTGTGCAGCCCAGTTTGTTCAACCCGGCTGTGGTGTGCTGCGCCAGCGATGCGCTGTTCGTGCACCCCTCGTTCCGGGCAGGCACGCTGGGGGCGCGGCTGATCGTGGCGACAGAAGACGAAGCCCGCAGGCGCGGCGCTTCGCGCATGCTGTGGCACACGCGGGCGGGCACGCCGCTGGCGCGGGCCATGCTGCGCCGGGGTTATCAGCCTGCGGATACGGTTGTGATGAAGGAGATTTGAGCGATGGGGATGGGTTCTGGCGCGCGCCGCCGACACCAAGAGGCCATGCAGCAAAACCAGGCGGCGCTGGACGCCGCCGAACGCCGCCATGCCGAGGCGCTGCAGCAGCAAAGGGACGCGCAGCAGCGTCAGTACGAGTCGCAGCAGCGGGCCATGGAGATGCAGCGGCAGGCTTACGAGATGCAAGTGAACAACCAGCGTCAGGCCAACGAAAACTTGCAGACCGCCATGGGCGAGCAGTCCGCGCGTTTCACGGCCATGATGGAACAAGCCGAGCAGCGCAACCAGCAAATGCTGGATGCGATGAACCGGCAGCTGGAGCAGGCGCGCGAGCAAATGAAGCAGCAGGGCGAACAGTGGAACAAGGCCAACCAGAAAGCGCCTGATGATGGCACGCTGCGCAACCGCAACCAGCAGGAAGGTAAAGGCGGGCAAGGCAGTACCATGCTCACGGGCGCGCGCGGCGTGGACAAAGACAAGCTGCTGCTGGGCCGCGCCTCGTTGCTCGGAGGCTGAGAGCGTGGCGCAGCCTGATACGGCCACAGTGCGCCAGCTCTACGCAAAGCGCTGGGATGTGCTCAAGCAAGAGCGCAGCAGCTGGGACGCGCACTGGCGCGAGATCTCGGAGTATCTGCTGCCGCGCTCGGGGCGTTTTCTGGTCTCGGACCGCAACAAGGGCGGCCGCCGCCACCGCGCGATCTACGACAGCACGGGCACACGGGCGTTGCGCACGCTGGCAGCGGGCATGATGGGCGGCATGACCAGCCCCGCGCGCCCCTGGTTCCGTTTGACTACGGCAGACGCGGACCTGGCCAAGTCTGCGGCCGTCAAAGCCTGGCTGTCAGACGTGACCGCACGCATGCGGGACGTATTCGCGCGCAGCAACACCTACTTGGCTTTGCACGCTATCTACACCGAGCTGGGCGCTTTTGGCACCGCCGCCAGCCTGATTGCCCCGGACCCCGGCACAGTGCTGCATCATGTGCCGCTGACGGCGGGCGGCTACGCCATTGCGACGGACTGGCGCGGCAACGTGGTCACGCTGTTCCGTGAGTTCCAGCAGACGGTGGGCGAGCTGGCGGGTGAATTCGGCATTGACAACGTCAGCTCTGCCGCGCGCCGCCTGCACGAAACCGGCGCACTGGACAAACCGGTGACTGTCGTGCACGCGATTGAGCCGCGCAGCGACCGCGATCCCCGCAGAGCGGGCAACCAGAACATGCCTTGGCGGTCGGTCTACTTCGAGCCGGGGGAGGACTCGGGCCGCGTGCTACGTGACTCGGGTTTCGAAACTTTTCCGGCGCTATGCCCGCGTTGGGAAATCGTAGGCGGCGACATCTACGGTCAGTCACCCGCGATGGAGGCCCTGGGCGACGTCAAGCAGCTGCAGCACGCTCAGCTGCGCAAGAGCGAGGGCATCGACTACATGACCAAGCCGCCGCTGCAAATGCCGTCCGTGCTGAAGAATCAGGAGGTGGACTCGCTGCCCGGCGGCGTGGCTTATGTGGATTCGGCTGGCGCGCAAGCGGCCATCCGCACGCAGTTTGATGTGCGCCTGGACCTGAGCCACCTGCTGGCCGACATTCAGGATGTGCGCCAACGCATCAACAGCGCTTTCTACGCGGACTTGTTCCTCATGCTCGCCACGCAGCCTGTTGCTCGCATGACGGCGACCGAGGTAGCCGAGCGGCATGAAGAGAAGCTGCTCATGCTCGGCCCGGTGCTGGAGCGGTTGCAAAACGAGATGCTGGACCCTTTGGTCGGGCAAGCGTTCGAGGGCATGCTGCAGATGGGGGCGCTGCCGCCTCTGCCGCCAGAGATGCAAGGTGTGCCGCTCAATGTGGAGTACGTCTCCATGCTGGCGCAGGCCCAGCAGGCGGTGGGCACCAACAGCGTAGACCGCTTCGTGCTGACGCTGGGGCAGGTGGCGCAGCTCAAGCCGGACGTGCTGGACAAGCTGGACGCTGACCATTGGGCTGACAGTTATGCCGACGCGCTCGGCGTGGACCCGCGCCTCATCCTGGCGGGCGACAAGGTTGCTCTCATCCGTCAGGAGCGCGCGCAGGCGCAGGCCGCTGCCAACGCGCAGGCGCAGGCCGCCCAAGGCGCGCAGACTGCGCACACACTCAGTCAGACAGACCCTGACGCTGTGCAGGATGCTGTCGCCATGTTCAGCGGCTATACGGACACGGGCGGGCTTGCGGCCTGATTCACGCTTCTTGTTTTGTAGCTTTAACCCCGCGCGGAGACATGCGTCGTGTGCAGCTCTTGCCGCGAAGGCGCTGCCCCGATTCAGGTAGCAAAAAGCTCACGAGCAAGGTGGGGCATATGCCAGCCCCTCGGCGCCGCACACTGGCCGCATGCAGGAAGACCCCATTGATATTGCCCACCAGCAGCACGCCGCGCACGAAGGCGCGGCTTTGCGCCGCCAGGCGCGTCAGCGGGAACTGGAGAGTCTGCGTGCGCTGCTGGGCCTGCCACAAGGCCGCGCTTTCGTGCGCTTGCTATTGGAGCGCACGGGTGTCTTCCGCTCGTCTTACGCCGCCGGCGACGCGCTGGCGATGGCTTTCCAGGAAGGCGCCCGCAACGTCGGCCTGCAAGTCATCGCTGATTTGAACGAAGCCGACGCGCAAGCTTTCGCCCACTTGCTGATGGAAACCACTGATGGAAAACACCGCAACAACTGAAACTCCGGCCGACGCCCCGGCAGGAACCCCGGCAGAGGCGCCCGCCACAGCCGCGCCCAGCCCCGCGCCTGCTGCGCAGCCGCTTCCGGAAACTGCCGCGAACGCATCAAAGGAAGGTAAGGCTGAAGACGCTGCCGCGCCCGCAGGCGCGCCAGAGGCCTATCAACCTTTCGACGTGCCGGGCGGCCTGCCGGTGGACAGCGAGCAGATGGCTGCCTTTGGCGCGCTGTTCAAGGAGCTGAACCTCAGCCAGGAGGCTGCGCAGAAGCTGGTCAGCCTGCAAGCGCAGCAAATGGTTGATACGCGCAATGGCTGGTATGCAGCTTCGCAAGCGGACACCGAATTCGGCGGGCAGAACCTGAAGGCCAATCTGGAAACCGCCATGCGCGCGGTGGACGCTTTCGGCACACCTGAACTCAAACGTCTGCTGGTGGATACAGGGCTAGGCGATCACCCTGAAGTCATCCGCATGTTCTTCCGCGCGGGCCGCGCGCTGGCCCCCGACCGCATTGTCAGCGGTCAAAGCGCAGCTCCCGCCGCGCGAGGCCTGGCCGAGCGCCTGTACCACACCACCTGATTGTTTCTGAAGCGAGGAAAGAAAGCATGGCATCCCTGAACGCGAACGTCCTGACCCTGGCCGACTGGGCCAAGCGGCTGGACCCCAATGGCAACGTCTCCGCCGTGGCGGAGCTGCTGACGCAGACCAATGAGATCTTGGACGACATGGTGTTCCAGGAAGGCAACCTACCCACAGGCCACCGCGTCACCATCCGCACCGGCCTGCCCACTGTCTACTGGCGCAGCCTCAACAAGGGCGTGCCCGTGAGCAAGAGCCAGACTGCGCAGGTGGACGAGTCCTGCGGCATGCTGGAAGCCTATTCGCGCGTGGACAAAGACCTGGCCGCGCTCAACGGCAATACTGCCGCTTTCCGTTTGAGCGAAGACCGCGCCTTCCTGGAAGCGATGGACCAGGAGCAGGCGCAGACGCTCATCTACGGCAACCCGGCGCACGACCCCCGCCAATTCCTGGGGCTGGCTGCGCGCTACAGCACGATCGGCGGCGCAGCCAACGGGGCCAACGTGCTGGACGCCGGCGGCACCGGCACGGCCAACTGTTCGGTCTGGCTGGTGTGCTGGGGGGAAGGCTCCGTGTTCGGCACCTTCCCGAAAGGCTCCAAAGCGGGCTTGCACCAGAAAGACCTGGGCGAATCCACCGTATACGACGAACACGGCAACCCATACCAAGCCCTGCAGACTCACTACCAGTGGAAGAACGGTCTGGTTGTGCGTGACTGGCGCTATGTGGTGCGCATCGCCAACATCGATACAGCCACTTTCGCGGGCCTGTCCGGCACACAAGCGCCCACGGCCGTGGCTACCAACCTGATCCACCTGATGGCCCGCGCGCTGGATCGCATCCCCAACTTTGGCAACGTCCGCCCCGTGTTCTACATGAACCGCAGCGCCTACGGGCTGCTGCGCCGCCTGGCGCTGGAAAAAAGCGTCAACACCCTGTCCATCGAAAAGGGGCTGGATCAGTTCGGCACGCCCCGCAACTGGACCTCTTTCGAGGGCGTGCCCCTGCGCAAGGTAGATGCCTTGATCAACACGGAAGCCCGCGTGGCCTGATACGAGAGGAGAGCAACATGATCACTGATGCCAACCTGCTGCTTGCAGGCCAGCACAAAGCCGACGGCAGCATCGAACCGCAAACGGTTACCGCCGCCGCAGTTTCGAGTAACGCGGTGGATCTGCGCCGCCCGCTGGACATCGGGCAAGGCCAGCCGCTGTTCGGGCGCTTCCAAGTGCACACGGCCGCTGCCGGCGGCACCAGCATGGAGTTCCAGATCATCGCCGCCGACAACGACGCGCTGACCACGGGCTTGCAAGTGCTGGGCACAACAGGCCCCCTCGCGCTGGCGCAGCTCAAGGCGGGAGCGCGCTTTGCCTGCGCCATCAACCCGCAGATTGCCAGCCGCGCGAAGCGCTATCTGGGCGCGCGCTTCGTGCCCCAGGGCACCTTCACGGCGGGCGCATACACGGCGGATATTGGTCTCGAAATCCAGGACGGCCAAAAAGCCATGCCGAGCGGCTACACCGTCATTTAAGGAGACTGGGCATGCCACGTTACCGTGTATTGGAGAAATCGTTCATCGGCAACCGCCTGGTGCATGCTGGCGAGGAGATCGACTACGGAGGCGAAGCCAGCAGCAATCTGGAACCGCTAGACACCCCGGTGGGCGAACCTGCGAAAGAACCTGCGGAAGCAGGGAAACCAGGGAAACCAGGCCGGGCCCGGGGCGAGAACCCCTCCGCGCCTTTGGTGTAGGCAGCAGTCAGCTATGACCCGAACGGGGGTTAGGGGGCATATGCCCCCTTTTTTTGCGCCTACCTTCAGGGTATGGCAAGCATCATCGACATCTGCAATCTGGCGTTGGCGCGTTTGGGCGATGACGCCACGGTGGCCAGCATCGACCCGCCTGAGAACAGCCCCCAGGCGGGGCACTGCGCGCGCTTTTACCCCATGGCGCTGGCCACACTGGTCAGCCTGCACCCGTGGTCTTTCTGTACGACCCGGGCCCCCTTGGCCCCCTTGGCTGCGCCGCCGGCGGGCGCGGGGTGGTCTCACGGCTACGCAGCGCCTGCCGGTTTGCAGCGCCTGATCTCCATACACGCGCCCGGCAGCGACGCGCCGCAGCCTTACGCCATCGAAGCGACGCCCTCGGGCGCTCCGGTCATCCTCTCCAACACTCCCGAGGCTTGGGCCCGCTACCTGCTGCTGCCTGGAGATCCGGCGCGCTTTCCGCCCTTGTTCACGGATGCGCTGGTGCTGCTGCTGGCTTCCATGCTTGCGGGGCCAGTCGTCAAGGGAGACGCGGGCGCAGCGGCGGCGAAGCGCTGCCTGGACTATTTCTACAGCGTGAGCCTGCCACAGGCCCGTACGGCGGATGTGGCTCAGCAGCGTAAGCCCTTGAACCACGTTGCCCCCTGGATGGCTGCACGATGAGCCAAACCCGCACTTCCAGGCAGTCTTTTGGCGGCGGTGAAGTAACGCCCGAGTTCTGGGGCCGCATTGACGACAGCCGATATGCGGCCGGCCTGGCCGTGTGCCGCAATTTCCTTGTCAAGCCACAGGGGCCGGTAGAAAACCGTCCCGGAACCTTGTTCGTGCGCGCGGCCAAATACGCTGACAAGGCTGCGCGCTTGCTGCCCTTCACCTACAGCACCGACCAGACCATGGTGCTGGAGTTCGGCGAGCGCTACATTCGCTTCCACACCAGCGGCGCGACGCTGCTTTACCCCGCGCCTGCCGCGTGGGACGCCAGCACGGCCTACACCTTAGGGGACGCCGTCACACACGGCGGGCAGTCCTGGTATTGCACCAAGGCGCACACGGGGCAAGAGCCGCCGCAGGCCGACCACTGGGCTTTGCTGCCTGCGGATAGCGTGTATGAGGTGCCTGCGCCTTACAAAGCAGACGAGCTGTTTGACATCCGCTACGTGCAGTCAGCGGATGTGCTCACGCTGGTGCACACGGGCCACCCGCCCATGGAGCTGCGCCGGCTGGATGCCGCCAAATGGACACTTACGCCGATCAAGTTCCGCTCCGACCTCGCGCCGCCAGCAGGAGCCACGGCCACGCCCAGCGGCGGCAGCGGCATCAGCTACCGCTACGTAATCACCTCTATCGGCGAAGGCGAAACGGATGAGTCCGTCGCCTCTGCGGAGGCGGCGTGCAACGGCAACGTTTTTGCCACCAACGCTTACAACACCATCCGCTGGCGGGCAGTGGCCGATGCGCAACGTTATCGCGTCTACAAGTTCTCCGGTGGTGTGTTTGGCTACATAGGCCAGACCACGGGGCTTGAATTCAAGGACGACAACATCGCAGCCGATGTCAGCCGCACGCCGCCCATTGACCAGGACCTTTTCAGCAAGCAGGGGGATTACCCGGGCGCGGTGAGCTACTTCGAGCAGCGCCGCGTATTCGCGGGCACGCTGGCCAAGCCGCAGAACATCTGGATGACCAAAAGCGGCACGGAATCGAACATGAACTACAGCGTCCCGATCCGTGACGACGACGCCATTCAGTTCCGCATTGCTGCGCGCGAAGCAAACACCATTCGCCATATCGTTCCGCTCACCAGTTTGCTCATGCTCACCAGCAGCGGTGAGTGGCGCATCACTTCCGTGAACTCAGACGCAGTCACGCCCAACACCATCTCTGTTGCGCCGCAGTCCTATGTCGGAGCCAGCCGCGTCACGCCCGTCATCGTTGCAAACACGGTAGTCTATGTAGCCGCCCGTGGCGGGCACTTGCGCGAAATGGCCTACAGCCAGCAGGTCAATGGCTACCTGTCGGGAGATCTGAGCCTGCGTGCGCCCCATCTGTTCGACGAAAAACAGATTGTGGACATGGGCTACTCCAAGGCCCCCTATCCCATCGTGTGGACGGTCTCCACCGACGGCAGCGCGCTGGGGTTCACCTACCTGCCGGAGCAGCAGATTGGAGCCTGGCACCGGCACGACACGCAAGGTGGCGCGTTTGAATCCGTGGCTGTTGTGGCAGAGGGCCAGGATGACGTGCCCTATTTCGTCGTCCGCCGCCAGATCAACGGGCAGGTGGTGCGCTACATCGAGTGCCTGCATTCGCGCCACTTCACGCGCCAAGAAGATGCTTTCTTCGTGGACTGCGGGCTGAGCTGGCGCGGCGCAGCGGCCGATGACATCTCCGGGCTGGATCACCTGGAAGGCTGCACGGTCAGCGTGCTGGGCGACGGCGCGGTGATGCCGCGCGTGAAAGTGCAGGGCGGCGCGGTGCATCTGCCTCGCGCTGTCAGTGTGGCGCACATCGGGCTGCCCATCACGGCAGACGTGCAGACCTTGCCTGTTGCGTTCGAAGCTGTGGGGTTCGGGCAAGGCCTGTCCAAGAACGTCAATCAGGTGTGGCTGCGGGTGTTCCGCAGCAGTGGCATCTTCGCGGGGCCGAATTGGGACAAGCTGACAGAGGTCAAGCAGCGCGCCAGCGACCCCTATGGGTCGCCGCCCGCGTTGAAGACGGACGAGATCCGCCTGGTCTTGTCGCCCGACTGGGCAAAAACCGGCCAAGTGTGCGTGCGGCAAGCGGATCCGCTGCCGGTCACGCTGGTCAGCCTGACGGCTGAAATCACGCTGGGAGGGGCCTGAGCATGGGGGTTGCCGCCCTTGTCACTTCCGTCGCTGGCGCAGGCTTGTCGGCGCTGGGCGCGGCAGGTGCCGCCAGCGCCCAGCGCCGCAACATTGCCCTGCAAAACCAGGCCAACGCCTATCAGGCCGCCACCGAGCGCTACAACGCCCGCGCGCAGGCGCTGTCCATGCACGGACAGGCCAACTTGGACGACCTCAGCGCCCAAGCGGAGTACCGCAACACGCTGATGGGCGCTGAATTCGGGCGCATGCAGGCGGGCATGGAGGCTTTCAACCTGCGCAACCAGGCGATCTACTCGGCAGGGCGGATGCGCATGCAGGCCCTCGAAGCTGAAGGGTCAGCCGCGCTGCTGGAAGCTGGCGCGGATCTGAAGGAAATGCAGGCGCAGATGGCCTTGCTCAACGGCGAGCGCAGCGAGCAAGACACCCGGCTGAAATACGCACGGGGCAAGAGCAGCCACACCACACGGCTGGCCGCAGGCAACATCGCGCTGGATGAAGGCGCGGCGCTGGAAGTGCGCACCAGCTACGACGTGCTCTCGCAACGCGAGGTGCTGGACATCCGCCGCCAGGCCACGCTGGCCGCCTGGGGCCACCGCATCGAAGGCAGCATGGCCCGCGCCAGAGCGGGTATGCAACGCAGCCAGGCCGCCTTGCTCACGGGCATGGCCGGGCTGGAGACGGCAGGTGCAGACGCACGCGCCCGTTATGTGGAGAGCACTGCGGACACCAACGCACGCGCCACGCGCGCCCTGGCTGAAGCAGGGCTGGTCAGTTCACGGGCCAACACGCGCTACCAGCGCGACCTGGCCGACATCACGCATGAGAACGCAATGCAAGGCATCACCACCCGCGAGACGCTATCCCGCAATCGCAGCCGGGGGCCCTCGGTGGGCATGGCCTTTGGCACAGCCTTGCTGCAAGGCGCGCCAAGTGTCATCAACAGTTATCAGCGATACATGCTGAGTCAAATCAAATCCTGATATGTCAGCGCAAGCATTCAACAATGTGGTGCGCCCTGCACGCCTTGTTACTCCGCAGATGGATCCGCGCGCGAGCATCGCGCCTGTCGCCGACTATCAGGGAGAGCAGCTGCAAAGGCTCGGTGGTGCGCTGACGGGCCTGGGGCAGGTTGCATCGCACGTGCTGTCCGAGCAGGTCAAAGAAGCCAACCGCGTGCGTGTGGTGCAAGGCCAGAACGCCGCCATGCGCGCCATGCATGAGCTGACCTACGGTACTGGCGAAAACGGTGGCGCGCGAGGCTACAGCCTGGAGCGCGGCGAGGCCGCGCTGGCAGGAGAAGGCGGAGTGGACCTGGCCACGCGTTACGGCCAGCAATTGCGCGAGCGGCTGGATGCCATTGAGCAAGGACTGGGCAACGATGTCCAGCGACAGGCTTTTTCTGTCTGGCGCGGCCAATTCGAAAACGACTTCCTCGGCCGCGTGCAGAACCACCAGGCCCGCGAATTCCAAAGCGTGCAGCAGTCCGCCTACCAAGGCGCTGTCGAGCTGGGCGTGCAGCGGGCGGTGGAGAGCTGGCAAGACGCGGAAAAAGTGCGCGAAGCCATCGACGGCGTGGCCGTGCCCGGCAGCGCAGAACGCTACAGCGGCGTGCGCCAGATGGCGCTGATGGCCGCCAAGGCCAAGGGCCTGTCCTCCATGCAGGCGCAGGCCTTCGTGCGCAGCACGGTCAGCAAAGCGCACGCTGGCGTGCTGGAGCAGGCGGTAGCCAACGGGGCCAGCGCCTGGGCGCAGGAATACATCGACAAGAACAAGGGCGACATCCTCGCGCCTGATTTGCTGCGTCTGCAAAATCAGATTCGCAGCGATCTGGAAGTGCGCATGGCTGACCAGGCCGTGCATGAAGTCTTCGGCAAGCAGGCCAACGCTTTTGCGCCCACGGACCTGGACCGCCTGACGGCGGTGGTGCGCCAGATCGAAAGCGGCGGGCAAGGCGATTGGGGCAAAGACGGCAAGCCGCTCACTTCTTCGGCCGGCGCGCGCTACGCCATGCAAGTCATGCCCGCCACGGCGAAAAACCCGGGTTTTGGCATCCGGCCCGCAGCCGACGACAGTCCGGAAGAGTTCAACCGCGTGGGCACGGAGCTGCTGGCCGCGCTCAGCCAGAAATACGGCGGGAATGTGGCCATGGCGCTGGCCGCCTACAACGGCGGCGCAGCGCACGTGGACAAGGCAGTGCAAGCTGCCCGCAAGGAAGGCCGCCCGCAGGACTGGCCGCAGTTTCTTCGCAACTTCAAAGGCGAAGCCGCCTTTCGGGAAAACTACGCCTACATCCAAAAAGGCCTGGCGCTCTACAACGGGCGCGGCGCGGCAACGCAGCCGCCATCCCTGTCTGCGCTCTCGCAACAGGCGCTGGCATTGCTGGGGCCGCAGCCTACGCACACGCTGACGCAGCGCACCTTGCAAGGCGTGGAGCGCCAGTACAACCTGCTGGTCAAAGAGCACAAGCAGCGCCAGGAGCAGGCCTACGCGGACGCGGCAGACGCGCTCTGGCAAAGCGGGGGAGACCTCAGCCGTGTGCCGCCTGCTGTCATGGAGCGCGTGCCGCCTGAAAAGCGCGACGACCTGATGCGCATGGCCAAGACCTTCGCGGGCGACACGGACCCCAAGACGGACTACGGCCTGTACTACGAGCTGGCATCCAAGCCGGACGCACTGGCCAGAGCCAATCTCAGCCAGTTTTTCGACAAGCTGGCTCCTGCCGAGCGCAAGGAGCTCATCCGCCTGCAACAGAGTCTGCGCTCCAGCAAAGGCGAACAAACGCTCACCCAGGTGCAAGGCGTGGGCAGCCTGGTAGAGAACATGGCCCGCCAGATCCGGGTAGACAAGAACCCGGAAAAGATGGGCCTGATTTACGCCGACGTACAAAAGCGTGTCACCCAAGCCGAGCAGCTCAAGGGCGGCAAGCTCACGCCACAAGAGATGCGCACGACGGTGGCGCAGTCCTTCCAGCAAGTCGCCGTCAGCGGCTGGCTGTGGGACTCCAAGAAGCCTGCCTTCGCCATCACTGACAAGGATGAGCTGGCGATCCCGAAGGCCGCGCGCGAGGAAATCAAGGCCGCCTTGCAGCGCCACGGCAAGCCCACCACCGAGGAAAACATCCAGGCGCTATGGCGCCGCAGCCAAGGACTCTGACCTATGCAGCCCAACCCCTACGACGCGCTCATCGCCGGCATGGATGCCGAAGATCAGCGCGCCGCGCAGATGCGCGTTTCCATGCTGGGTGCGGTGCAAGCCAACCCGGATGAAGAAGCCGAGCTGCGCAGTCTGGCTCAACGGTACGGCCTGCCAGTGGATGGCGTGCGATTTACGCTGCCTGAAACACGTGCCCGTGCACGTTTCGACGCCGTGGACTATGACACCCTGGCCCGTGAACTGCCCGCCACAGGAAGGGTGATCGCCGACCCTGAACTGGCCAAGCTGGCGCAAGACGACACAGGCAGCATGGGCCAGATCGAACGCAAGCTGCGCCAGCTGGCGGGCGGTTTTCAGGAGTCCGTGGGCATGGCCATCCACGGCACAGGCGAGTTGCTGGGCGTAGCTCAGCGCGCCATCACCAATACCGCAGCGTCCCTGCTGCCTGAGCCGGAGCGCGGGCCAGGGGCCCTTGGCCCTGCGCCCAAACCCACGGCGGAGTCCCTTGCCGGACCATCAGACCTCTTTGAGGGCTGGCTGGAACTGGGCAGCAGCGTCAAAGACTACGCACGCAACCAGACGATGGTGCCGCAGGACCAGCAGACCTTCAGCGACCAGATCACCGGCGGTCTGGGCCAGCTGGCGGGGCAATTGGCCCTGTTTGGCGTTGGCGGCCCCGCAGCGGGAACGACCGGTTTGTACGCACAAGGCGCATCGGTCATGTCCGACAAAATCGCCGGCGACGCCCAGGCCACACAGGCCGAGAAAGACCTTGCCATCACTCTGGGCGCAGCCGTTACGGGCGTGACCGAAAAATGGGCGCTGGACAAAGTGCTTGGCCCTGCGGCCGAGCCGCTCAAAAATGCCGCCGTGGCGGCGCTGGCGCGTATCGGCGTTGCCGCCGTCAGCGAAGGCGGGCAAGAGCTGGCCGAGAACGTGCTGCAAGACGTTGTGCGCCAGCACACCACCAACCCGGACGCTCCCATCGAACTGGGCCAGGCGCTGGAGGAAGGCGGCGTGGGCGCAGCCGTAGGCGGCGTGGCACGCTCGCTGGTGGAGGCAGCTCTGCACGTGCGCTCGCGCGGCGCGCACCGCCAGCAGCAAGCCACCCAGGCGGAAGCTGTGGCGGAATCCCTGACAGAGCTCAACCAGGCAGCTCGTGAGGGCAAGCTACGCCTGCGCGACGCGCAGGCTTTCGAGCAATTCGCCGACCACGCCGCCGAAGGCGGCCAGCTCTACATTGACGCCCGCGCCTTGCTGCAATCGGGCCTGTCCGAGCAGCTCTCCGCCATCAGCCCCAGCGTGGCCGAACAGTTGGATGCAGCCGCCGCCACAGGCGGTGTCATTGCCATCCCTGGCGCGGAATACACCGCGCGCATCGCGCCCACCGAACTGGCACCGGCCCTGGTGGATCACCTGCGCGCGGATCCGGAAGGCGTCAGCCTGGCCGAAGCCCGCGCAGACCAGGCGCTGGAGCAAGAGCAGCTGGAACACGAATTCAGCCAGGCCGCACAACAGGTGGAGGGAGAAGCCGCCCGCCAGGGCGAACAGCTGGCCGTGCGCCAGCGCATCCAGGCCGAGCTGGACGCCACGGGCCGTTTCACGCCCCAGGCCAATGAAGCCTACGCCGCCTTGACGGCAGCCTACTACGCCCGCCGCGCGGACATGCTGGGCCTCACAGCTGAAGAACTCTACGAGCGCAGACCTTTGCAGGTTGCCGCACAGGGCGTGCTGCAAGAGTCCGCACTGCCGCAGGCGCTGGCCGCGCAGCCCCCGAGAGGTTGGCAACACAGCACCAGCGGGGAAGACGCGGCGAAGCTGTGGGACGGGCTCCCGGGCGTCGAGGCCGTCTTCTGGACGGACATGAAAGGGCGCTTGGCCCATGAGGCTCCCGAACTGGCGGAGTTCTCCCACTCACTGGGGAGGTCCGCGATCAAGCACATCCAGAAGAATCACGGCGGTTTGCAGACAGAAGGCCTACGTGGGCAACTGCCTGTCACTCAACGTGACGTTGCTCGTGTGCCTGAGATCGTGACGAACTATGACCATATCCGCACAGACTTACAGTCCGAGCAAGGCGCGCAGCGGGTGGCCTACGCCAAGAAATTCGATGACGGTGTGCTGCTGTATATAGAAGACGTGAGCAGAGGGCGCAGCGATATGCGTGGCGTGACAATGCGCAAGTATTCAGTGGCAAGCGACCCGGCAAGCCTGCTGAAAAACACATTGCGTGTAACGGCCAAAAACAAAGACCCCGCCGCGCCAGATAGCGCCACGGGGTCTTCGGGCAGCGCGCTCCGCCCTCTTTCAGACGATCAATCTGACGCGCAAACTCCACCGCCGCCTACAAGTGTAGAGGCATACGCCAAGGATGGTCAAGCAGGCGAAGTCTATCCCCAACCAGACGGCACCGCCAACCCCAATAACCTGCACCAAGACGCACGGGGTTTTTTCAACCCTGAAACGCTGCAAATCGCGCTGCTCAAGAACGCTGATTTGTCCACCTGGCTACACGAATCAGGGCACTTCTTCTTCGAGAATGATATTGCCCTGGCTTCCGGCCTCGTGCGTGTGCAGCGCTTGGGCGAAGACCTCACCGAAGGCGAAAGGCGATTGCTGGATGACGTTTCGTCCCTGCTGCGCTGGCATGGCCTGCAAGGCGGCGTCACCGAACAGCTGCAAGCCTGGCACAGCATGAGTTTTGACGAGCGGCGTGCGCATCATGAGCGCACGGCCGAGTCGTTCGAACGCTACCTGATGGATGGCGACGCGCCCAGCCTGGAGCTGGCCCCTTATTTCCAGAAATTCCGCGCCTGGCTGCTCAATGTCTACCAGAGCCTCAAAGACTTTCTGGCGCGCCATCCGCAGGCGGGAACGCTCTCGCCCGAAGTGCGCCGTGTCTTTGACCGCATGCTGGCCAGCGATGAGCAAATCCGTTTGGCACAACAGAGCCGCAGCATGGCCCCGCTGTTTGCCACAGCGCAGGAAGCCGGCATGACGCCCGAGGCTTTTGAGGCATATCACGCACAAGGTGAAGCCGCAGCGGCCAGCGCCGCCGAATACCTGCAAGCGCGCGCACTGCGCGACTTGCAGTGGACGCGAAACGCCCATGCCCGCGAGCTGAAAAAGCTGCAACAGCAAGCGCGGTTCTTGCGCGAAGCTGCCCGCGTGGAAGTCATGCAGCAGATGCAGCAAGAGCCTCTGTGGCGCGCCTGGCGCTTTCTCACCAACCGCATCACGGAGGAAGACAGGATACCGCCCAGCCCCGGCAAACCCAAGGCAGCCCATCTGGCGCCAGAGCACGACAGCCTGCTGGTCGCCATCGCCAAGCTGGGCGGCCTTAGCCGGGAATCCGCACACGAGCACCTGGGCGTGCATGCAGACGACTTCCGGGTCAAATCCGGCGTGTTTGGCAAACCGGTTTTCCGCAAGGCGGGCGGGCTGCCGGCAGACGCGATGGCTGAGCGGCTATTGGAGCTAGGCTACCTGCGCGCCGACGAATACGGCAAGCATGACCTGCGCGAGCTGGAAGAGCGCATCGCGCAGGAATTGAGGGGAGACCCCCACTACAGCTTCGCGCACGACTGGGCGAAGACGCAAGGTGAAATGCGCGCGGGCGACCAGGCCGCCAACCCGTGGGCGCTGGGCGCTGGGCGCTTGGACCTGGCTGAACTCAAAGCCATGAATCTGCCCGAGGATGTCGTGCAGACCCTGCAGGCGCGCCGCATGACCGCCAAAGGCGGCCTGCACCCCGACATCGTGGCGGAGCTGTTCGGTTTTTCCAGCGGCGATGAGCTGGCCCGAACGATGGCAGCAGCTCCTGCCATCCAGGAAGAAGTGGAAGGCCGGGTAGATGCCCATCTGCTGCAAGAGCATGGCGAACTGGCCACGCCTGAGGCTCTGGCTCGGGAGGCCGACCGCGCCATCCAGAATGAAGCCCGCGCCCGCATGGTGGCCACTGAAGCCAACGCGCTGGCCCGCGCTACCGGTCAGCGCAAGGTGGTGGCCGCACAGGCACGCACATTCGCCGAAGCGCAAATTGCCCGCGTGCAAGTGCGCCACTTGCGCCCCAGTCTCTACAGCAATTTGCAGGCAAGGGCTGCGCGCGCTGCGCAGGCCGCCATGCGGGCTGGCGACCTCGCCACCGCAGGCGCGGAAAAGCGCAATGAACTGGTGCAAACCTACGCCGCCCGCGCGGCGCATGATGCCCGCGCGGAGATTGACCGGGGCCTGCGCTATCTGCGTCGTCTCGAGAATGGCGCGCAAGGGCTGGACACCGAATATGCCGAGCAAATTGAAACCTTGCTGGCGCGCTTTGACTTGCGCAAGAGCACCAGTCTGCGCGCCATTGACAAACGCACCTCGCTGCTGACCTGGATGGCGCAACAGCGCGAAGCGGGGCTGGAGCCGGATATCAGTCCCGAGCTGCTGGATGAGGCGCGCCGCCAGTCCTACAAAACGCTCACCGTCGAACAGTTCCGGGGGCTGATCGACTCCGTGCGCCAGATCGAGCACCTGGGCCGACTCAAGCGCCGCTTGCTCACAGATCGCCAGCAGCGCGAATACGCAGCCGTCCGTGACAGCATTGCGGACAGCATCAACGAGCACGCCCACGGGCGCGTGGCCGACACCCGTACAGCCACCACCACAGCGGGCCGGGCGTTGCAAAGCCTCAAACGCTTCGGCGCGGCGCACATCAAGGCGGCCACCTGGGCGCGCGTGATGGATGGCGGAAAAGACGGCGGGCCTGTCTGGGAGCACATCATCCGCACGGCCAACGAAAGAGCCGACATGGAAAGCACCATGCGCGCGGATGCTACGCAGCAGCTGGCCGCTCTGCTGGCTCCCTTGCGCAAACTGGGGCCTATGGGGGGTAAGGGCATCTACTTCCCCACGCTAGGCCGCAGCCTCAACCGTGAAAACCGCTTGGCCATCGCGTTGAACACTGGCAATGCCAGCAACCTGCAACGCCTGCTGGGCGGGGAAGGCTGGACGCAACAGCAGATCGCTCCTGTGCTGCAATCGCTCACCAGCGCCGAGTGGCAGGCTGTGCAGGGCATCTGGGACCACTTCGAGAGCTACCGCCCCCTCATCAGCGCGAAAGAAAAACGCATTTACGGCAAGGAGCCTGAGTGGGTGCAAGCCACGCCGTTGCAAGTGACCACGGCAGACGGCTTGACGCTGCATTTGCGCGGGGGCTACTACCCCGTGCAGTACGACCCGGCCGCGAGCCAGCGGGCCGAAGAGCACGGCGACGCCGAAGCCGCCCGCCGTCAGTTGCAGGGGGCTTACACCAGCGCCACCACGCGCCGCAGTTTCACCAAGGCCCGTGCAGAAGAAGTCAAGGGCCGCCCTCTGCTGTATGCGCTCACTGGCGTGTACTCGGGCGTCAACGACGTGATCCATGACCTGTCCTGGCACGAGTGGTTGATCGACGTCAACCGCCTGCTGCGCTCGCACCGCATCGACGAAGCCATGCGCAGCCACTGGGGACCGCAGGCCAAGCAGCAATTCAAAAGCTGGGTGCAGGATATCGCCGAAGGCGACAAAGGCGCGCAAGGCGCAGTGGATATGGCGCTGGGCCGTCTGCGCCAAGGCGTGAGTGTGGCCGGGCTGGGTTTCAACGTCGTCAGCGCCGCCATGCAGCCGCTGGGCTTCACGCAGTCCATCGTGCGCATCGGCGCAGGGTGGACGGGCCGGGGTATCGCCCGCTACATTGCCCGGCCTTTCGGGCTGACGCGTGAAGTCAATGAAAAATCTGCCTTCATGCGCAACCGCAGCCGCACACGCTTTCGCGAACTGAACGAGCTGCGCAACATGGTGCAGGACCAATCCGCCTGGCGCGAATTCGCGGGCCGCTACGCTTACTGGATGATGATGCGCGTGCAGCAAGCCGTCGATGTGCCGACTTGGCAGGGGGCATACGAGAAGGCGGTGGCTGAAGGCAATGATGAAGAGCGTGCCATCGCGTTGGCGGACCAGGCCGTCATCGACTCGCAGGGCGGCGGAGAAACCAAGGACTTGTCTGCCATCGAACGCGGTGGCTCGGCGCAGCGGCTGTTCACCGTTTACTACAGCTTCATGAATACAGCGCTGAATTTGGGCGCAGGCCAAGCCATGAGCGCCTACACGCCCCGGCAAAAGGCGAAGCTGGCGGCGGACATGCTGCTGCTCTACACCATCCCGGCCGTGCTGGGCGCGGCGCTCAAGGACGCGCTCATCCCGGGCGGCGATGACGATGACGACGAGACGCTGGCACGTAAATTGGCCGCTGAGCAGATCAGCTACCTGCTAGGCCTGCTGGTGGTCGCGCGCGAATTTGGCGAGGCGGGCAAACTCATGACTGGCGCGCAAGGCCCGCGCGGCTACAGCGGCCCTTCCGGTGTGCGCGTGGTCAGCGACGCCCTGCGTTTTGGCCAGCAGGCAAGCCAGGGCGAGTTCGACGACGCCTTCCGCAAAGCCGCTGTCAATTTGCTGGGCAGCGCCTTCGGCCTGCCAGCTGCGCAGATCAACCGCAGCTGGACAGGTGCGGAAGCCTTGGCAGCGGGCGAGACAGACAACCCAGCTGCCCTGGCGCTAGGCTACCAGCGGTGATAACACTATGCACCTAAAGATATGGCAAGACTGGCGGGAGAGAGGCGGGCTGTAGCTACCGCACTATCGAGGTTCGATGCTACCAACTCGATAGCAAAACGCTACACGGGGCATATGCGGGGGAGGCTCGCTTCCACACTTGCCCACCATGACAGTCGCATCCCCTCTCGCGCAGGCTGGGCCCTTTGCCGGCACAGGCAGCAACACCGTTTTCCCCTTCAGTTTTCAGGTCTTCAAAGCCTCGGACGTGCGCGCCGTGCGCACCCGCCGCGCAGGCAACTTGTTTTTTGACACCGAATTGGCGGCGGGCGCAGACTTCGTGACCAGCGCCAACACAGATCAGCGCAACAACCCTGGAGGCGCGGTCACGCTGTCCTTGCCTCTGCAAACGGATGAGACGCTGACCCTGCTGCGCCGCGTGGAGGCCACGCAAAACACAGCCATACCGAACCAAGGGGGGTTTTACCCCGAGGTCATCGAGGCCGCGCTAGACAAGCTGACCATGCTTGTGCAGCAACTCGAAAACGAGCTGCACCGTGCACTGCTGCTATCCGTGGCGGATACCGGCACCAACCTTGACGGGCTGCTGGCCGGTATCAGATCCGCCGAAGCTGCTATCGCTGCCGCACGGCAGGCCGCCGCACAAGCAGCAGCAGACGCAGCCAGCGCGCGCGAGGCAGCCCGCGCATCGGTCACCCAAGCCGAAAGCGCCCAAGCCGCCGCTTTACGCCACGCTGATCGCGCGGCCGATCTGATCGCCAGCATCGCGGGCGGCCCTGTGGCCAGCGTAAACGGCAAGATGGGGCCGCACGTCACTCTGGCTCCCGCCGACCTGGCCCTGCTGCCCAACCTGCCCACAGACGGCCCTTCGGAGATCCAAATCACCTACGGCAGCAGGGGGGAGATCCAAGTCGTTGTTCTGACCTTCGGCAGCAAAACCTGCACCTGCACCTTGCAGTGGGGTTCGCAAGGAGTCTTGGAGAGACTGGAAGCAGTCTACGACGGCCTCAAGCGCGTCAACACGCTGGCCTACGCCAGCGGCGTGCTGACTGGACTGACTGGAGTAACGACCCGTGCTTGAGATAGCCAATCTGAGTTTGTTGTCGCAACTGCAGCGCGCCACATTCGCCCGCCGCACCGTCTGCTACATCGCCGCCAGCCAGGTGTGGACGTGCCCGGCGGACGGCTGGCTCGTTATCCGGTGTCTGGGCGCGGGCGGCGGCGGCGGAGCGTGCGTAACAGAAAGTGGCGCTGCCGCAACGGGCGGAAGTGCCGGAACTGTAGGCGTCAAGCGCGTGCGCGTGGCGCGCGGCGCGCAGTTCACCTTCATCATCCCGGCAGGCGGTGCGCGCGCCGCTGCGAATACGGCCCACGGCGGCACGGGGGGCACGCTCACTGTGACGGGGCCGGGAGTTGCCATCTCCATCCCCGGCGGGCCGGGGGGGAAGGCAGCCCGCAACGGCGCGGCGGCGCAAAACGATGACGCCGCCGACCCAACGGGGCTGGATTGGTTCATCAAGTCCGCGCGCAACACTGCGCCTTCAAACAAGGTCACCGGCGGCGCAGCGCCCGCATTACTGGTAGGCGGACAAAGCCACGCCAGCAATAGCGACGCCGGGGCCAGTGTATCGGGGGGCAACACGCAGCGAACCGTCATGGGCAGCATCTCGGGTCAGTCCAACGACGTGCCCGCCCTGCCGCTGGATGCCAGCCACTGCTGGTTGCTGGTGGATGTTTCGGGCGCGCTGGTGTCCAAAGACAACGACGGGCGCGTGGTCTGGCGCAGCGGACAAGGCGGCCTATCCGGCCCCGGCGGCTTTGGCGGCGGCGGCGGGACAAGGACGAACGTCGCCGCCCACGGCATTTTTGCGGGCAATGGCGGCGTTGGCGCTGGAGGCGGCGCAATGTCGACCGGTTCAGGTTACAGCAGCGGCAGCGGCGAAGGCGGCCCCGGCTTCGTCACCTTGGAGCTTCTGGAGGCACAACCATGAGCGGCCAAGTTTTCGAGATTCTGAATGAGGGCGGCGCGGTCATCAATCGCATCGTGGCCTGCCCGGCCTTTGTCGAGCAATCCTACCCGGGCCGCTGGCGGCAAGTGGCCGCGCCGTTGGGACCGGCTGCGCCGCCTGTCGTGCCCACCAAAGTAACGCGCGCCCAAGGCAAGGCAGCCCTCTACAAAGCGGGATTGCTGGCGCAGGTGGAGGCGTTTGTAGAGGCCATGCCAGAAGGCGATGACAAGGCTTTCGCGCGGTTTGCATTGAGTGACTGCAACAACTGGGAGCGGGGGAGTCAATTTCTCAATGCGGCCGCGCAACAGCTGGGTCTGACGCAAGAGCGGCTGGATGAGCTGTTTCGCGCGGCGGCGCAAATCGAGTTGTGAGGCTGCATGAGCCGCCTCAAAAACATCCTGATCGCCCTTGATCAGCTGGCCAACGCCATCGCCAACGGCTCGCCGGACGAAACCCTGTCCAGCCGCGCGCACCGTGCCCGGCTGGCGGGCAAGCCCGGCTGGCGGCGCGTGGCAGGCGTCATTGACCGCCTTTTTTGGTGGGACAAAGACCACTGCCGCGAGAGCTGGCTGGCCGAGCGCCACCGCCATCACCTGCCCCGCGAGATGTGGGCCAAAACCGGCGCAAAGCCCCGGATTGCGGGGCTTTGTTGCTATGAAAACGATAGCAAAGAAGGACAGCAAACGATGAATCTACGAATCGCCGAAAAAGCCCTTGTTCTGGCCGAAGTGCCGGGCGAGCTGCACGAGCAGGCGCTGGATTGCCTGCAAGAGGCGCGCCGCCGCGCCAAGGGCTTGACGCTGCATCAGCTGCGCGCCCGGCTTGCGGCCAAACGCATTGCCCAAGCTCTGCCGTGGAGCGCCGAAACCGTAGAGGACGCCTTGCCCGCTTATGCAAGCTACGGCGTCGCGCCCAACGGCGGCAACGGCGTCAATGGCGACAACGTGCCCTGGGCCGAGCATTACCAGATGCCCGACGGCTCCATCCGGCAGGTGTGGATGCTGGGCCAACCGCGCGGCGGGGAGTTGCCGCCCGGCCTGCGCGAGCGGGCGCAGGCTGATGTGGACGCGCGCCGCGCCGCCGTCATGGCCGCTGGCGGCCAGTGGCAGCGCAACGCCCCCTGCACCCTGCACCTTGAACTCGACGCCAACCCCGAAAGCCTGGACTACCAGTGCGCCTGCGCCCGCAATTACTGGGGTCATCGCTTTTTTAGCGGCGGCGCGGGCCAGCACCCGCGCAGCGTCGAGGCACGCACGGCGTGGCTGCGCAGCAACGGCGGCGAGCGCGAAGCGTGGAGCCGGGGCCAGCCTGTAGACGGCGGCATCCAGCAATGGACGGGCCAGCGGGGCCGCTGGACGGCGCAAGTGCTCAAGCAAGGCGACGTCTGGCAGGTCAATCTGCAACTGCGCCTGGCCGGGCGCTGGCAGCTGGGCTGGCGGCTGGGCTACGAGATTGATAACGCACGCCACGCACACCCGCGCCCCGGCTTTGAGCGGCGCGCGTGCCTGACGTGGAGCGTGCGCCCGGAAAGGGGCAAGGCATGAGCACGAGGACAACAGAGACGCTCGAGCGCCTGGGGTCAATTGGCAACCAGGTCACCCTCACAACCGGAGCCACCAGCGCCCTGATTGGCTGGTGGACAACCGAGCACGTCATGAGCCTGGTCGGCGTCATTTTTGCCGCCATCAGCTTGCTGGTGACGTGGCACTACAAGAGAGTGGCTGCAAAGCGGCTGGCCGCCGAAGCCGTGCGCCGCGCCGAAATCCACGCGTTGGAGGTGCAAAAACGCTGCCTGGACCTTGAAGAATGCAACGAGCGCATCCGGCTCTTGCGCTCCGGCGCATGGGTGCCCCCGGCCATCGACCGGGAGCTTGCCCGCGTATCAACCGACCTGGGCAAATTGGAGGCCAAATTGGAGGCGGACGAATGACGCCCCGGCAAAAACTCATCGCGCAAATCGGCGCGGGCGCGGCGGCACTGGTAACGGCTTTTGTGGCGCAGCACGAGGGCCTGCGCCTGTGGGCCTACCGTGATCCGGTGGGCGTGCTGACTGCATGCTACGGCCACACCGGGCCGGATGTGCGGCCCGGCCAAACTTACACGCCCGAGCAATGCCGCGAGCTGCTGGAGCGTGATTTGGCCCGCCATGCCCAGGCCCTGGCCTGCATCCAGCGCCCGCTCACCGATGGGCAAAAAGCGGCCTTTGTGTCGTTTGCCTACAACGTAGGCCCGCAAGCGTTTTGTGAATCCACTCTGACCAAAAAGGCCAACGCAGGCGACATGGCGGGCGCGTGCGCCGAGCTAAGCAAGTGGGTGTATGCCAAGGGCCAGCGCCTGCCCGGCCTTGTCAAGCGCCGCGCCGCCGAGCGCGCCATGTGCGAAGGAGCCGCGCCATGATGCCTATCCCTGTTTACTTGCTGGCCGCCAGCGTGGCGATCAACGCCGCGCTGGGCGTGGCCTGGCAGCGCGCGGGCAACCATGCGCGCGAGCTGCAAGCGCAAATTGCCGCCGTCACTGGCGAGCGCGACCACGCCCTGCAAACGGCTAGGGCGTGCAGCGACGGCGTGGCCCGCCTGCAAGCGCTGGCCGAGAGCCGCGCGCGCGAAGCCGCCGCCGCGCGCAAGCTGGCCGCGCAAGCCGCCGCCGACCATGCGCGCCGCGCCGATGCCGTGCTGTCCGCGCCGCCTGCCGTGCCCGGCGATGACTGCGCCAGTGCCAAGGCGAGGGTTGCGGCCTGGTTGCAAAGGAGGCGGCCTTGGGATCAGTAGTTCACAGTTCAACTGGTCGAATGACCACCTTTGAGAGAAGGCATGCTCGGGTTGGACAAAAGAGAGGCCAATTGTTGGCGAGCTTGCTTGTTCAGCAACAGGGTTCGCTGGGGTTGCGGCACGCCTTGCTGAATCAGAAGTGCATTCTGGCTTTCCAGGCTGGAGAGAACCACCAGTTGTTCCAGGGTGGCAGCATCACGAATGTTGCCTTTGGCATCGGGGTTGGCATGCCGCCAATGCCCTGCGGTCATGCCAAACACAGCCAGATTGATGACATCGGCTTCACTGGCGTAGATAAGCCCTGCTTCTTGCGCTGGCAATTGCGGCGGGATCAAGTTCTCTTTGATGGCATCGGTGTGCACGCGGTACTGCACTTTTGCAAGCGTGCGGCGCACATCCCACTCGACATCGCGCGCGGCCTCTTCCTGCTTGAGCCTCTGAAACTCCTGAATCAGATAAAGCTTGAATTCGGGGCTGAGCCACGAGCCAAACTCGAAAGCAATGTCTTTGTGCGCAAAGGTGCCGCCATAACGCCCTGCGCGCGCGACCAGACCGATGCCGCCTGCGACCTGCATCCATTGGCGCACGGACAAAGTAAACCTGTTCAGCCCGGCCCGATTTCTAATTCCCTCGAATTCGAGGGAATTAAAAGCCGGGTTGTGGAGCCGTTCCCACACCCCCAGAAACTCCACAGTGTCCTTGTTGCGCAGCCACGCTTCGATAAGAGTAGACCCTCCCTCGAACCGTTGCGTCATGTCCGTCAGGCTGATGTAGTCCTCTTCGCCTTTGGCGGCAAGGTGTATCTCAACGCCCTGCACCGTCAAGCTTCTGTTATTTGTCGCCATGTCGTTTCCTTTGTGCGTGGCATTCTAGGTTTGGCTGTCGCAGTTGTGCTGACTGGATGCGCATCCAGCCCGCCCGTGCGCACGCAACAAATCAACGTGCCCGTGCCGGTTGTCTGCCAGGAAGCGGAACCGGTGCGTCCCGTGATGCCGACCGAAGCGCTGGCTTTGGACACCACGCTGGATGCCTTCGTCGCCGCAGCTATTGCCGAGCTGGAAAGGCGCGAGGGTTACGAGGGCCAGCTCAGGGCGGCGCTGGCGGCTTGTACGGCTCCTGTACAGTAGCAATCGACTTGCTACTAAATTGCTACATAAGAACAGTTTCTACTCTGAAATCCATCCATTGAACTATGGCGGCGGAATTTCCGGATTCTACCCTGCCCTTTCTCTTCGGGTAATCACTTTCCGGTTGCATTTTCCGCAAATGGCCGCCAGCTTGAATATCGGCAAACGGCAGCGGGCAAGGCTGGCCCCCGCGCGGCAAAGCAGGCAGCGGGCCTGCCGCGCGGCTTATGTGCATAACCGGTCATGGCCGTATTACCATGCCCGGGCTTTTATTTCCGGGGGTTTTC